ATCTGCTTGAGCCTCTTGTCCACCTTCTGCTTCAGTAGATGCACCTGAGTCGGTGCCTTCCTGCTCAGGAAGATCAACCTCTACCTCTTCTATTTCATTCTTAGTTTCTTCAGACATTCATCACATCCCCTGGATCTTTAATAGTTGCAATCACTTCATCGTCATTGATGATTCGGATCTCTCCGCCATCAATCTTGAAGCGAGAACCTGAGTAACGACCAATACATACCCATTGGCCTTCCTCTACCCAAGGGGCACAGTCATCGCCAAACTTAGCAGGATCTTTATACGCCAGAGGACCGACTCTAAGGACGTATGCCACAACAGTAGCAAGTTGTTCCTTCTCTCGGATCTGATCTGGGATATATATCCCACCGTCAGTGGTGGTCTTTCCTTGATAAGGCATAACGAGTAGCCGCCAACCTGTTGGTTGCGGGAGCCGTTCTTTCAAGGACATATCAAGTAGGGAGGGATCAAGAACTCGCGCCGACTCTTCAACGTATGCGTTTTCGAGTGACGGCTTGTCCTTGTCTTGTTTAGGTGCCGCTTGTTTAACTTCTTCTTCAACTAAACTAGCTGCGACGTGCTCCGGCACTAGCAAGGAGGTCTTCGACATCGTCTTCACTTTTCTCCAGCAGGGCTTTTATCTCTTCTGTAGCAAAGGTAACGCCCTGAAGTTCCCCTACTACACTGCGATACTGCTCAAAGTTCTGAACAGCACCGTTCGCTAATTGATCCCGTAAATCGTTTTCACGGTTTCGTAGCACTTTATACAATGATTGTGAGAATTGCACAACATCCATTAGAAAACATCACGCTCCGAACCATCGTCCGCATCAGTGATTGGACCACCTTCAGCCCAGCTGTCGCATGTGTGCTCTGCATTGCACATGAACTTATACATCTGACAATAACCAAGATTTGGGTTGTTACCAATGCATTCCATAATGTCTGTCGTTTGATTAAACGCTGCACAGTTCCCGCAAACTTCGGAAAGCTTAAAGCCGCCGTCATTCTGAGGATCGCGATAGTTCGCCTCTTCGACAGCAATCTCCTTGTTCTCTTCGTTGATTTCTGAATCTTGAGTTGCGACAGGGCAAGTCATGCCCTCTTCGTTCTCTTCCATTTTATCAACAGGCATTCCGCCTAATGAGATGGTTAAGGTGATTCCGCTCATTAGAACGTTCCTTTAAATCCTTTGCCTGAGATCTGAACGCCTTTGCATCCACGCACCATGCCGCCATCGCGATATGTTCTAACAGCTTTATTGTCACCACGGCGTTTAACTCTTCCGGCGGCCTTGTCAGAAATTTCCATGTCGGTTTCTGAGTACCCTTTTTCAGCTTGCTCGGCTTCGATTTTTTCCAAAACGTCATCCGTAGGCTCCATAGGAACGCGAACAGATTTTCCATCCTTAAAACCAGCCACACCGCGGCCTTTTAAGATGTCTTTCTTTGTGACTTTACCGTCACCTGTTAAATCTGGGAATTTTTTCTTACTTGCCACGTTTCTTCTCCATAAAGCCTTCAACTGCACCTGAGCCGAAATAAAAGCCCAAAATTACAAGCATTGCGTAATTAATAGTAAACTGGTCCATGATCTTTGTCACGGCATCTGGGTCACCCTGCCCGGTCAGCGTCATGACGAGTACCAATAAATAGCTGCCCAAAAACGTCACACCAAACATCAATGCAAGCCAGCGCTGGGCGATTTTGAATGGAGCATATGCATTCATTAAGTCCACACGGGCTTTTGTTTTCGCAGCAATCTCCTCTTCTGTAGAGGTATGCATGTCATCGATAAGACTTAAACCTTTTTCAATGACCTTATCTGATCCAAGGATCTTTCCAATTACTCCAAGCATGATTAGTTACCTATCACGTTCGTTTCAATACATATAGCTTCATAATTTATTTTTGGCTTTGGGGCAGTTTGTATGAAGTATTCACGCGCTTCGAAACACTCCGCCATTGTTTTAAAAGGTCCCTGCGGGATTGTGCCATACCCTTCAGCGGTGATAATTATTGCAAAAAGCATCCACATATCAACCTCCTTTAGCTGTCGTAACCCAGTAAAAGAAGTATATACATATTCCAATAGCAGAAAGAATTGCAACAGCAAGACCAATACCAAGAGACCACTCTTTAATTAGTCTCTTCTGCCGAGCTTTCTTGGCAGCAATTCGTTTGCGTTCTTGTTCTCTCAGTTGTCGTCTAGTTGCCTGAAAACGCTGCCAATCCTCCCAAAGACCGGCCCGACCACTGTAGATAAATAATTGTTTTATTTCAGATTTTTGCTGATTTATTTTTTCGAGAGCGAAAAACGCATCCATATCGCCATCAGCGGCTTTCTCTTTAATCTGATCTTCGGCGTCTGTAAGTTTGGTCAAATGTTGTCCAAGTTGACCAACGGATGTGACATTTCCTGACAGCTCTTTGATAGCTCCAATCGCTTCATTCGCTAGTTTGACTGCGGCCAGAGCTTCAAAAAACATCTTAAATCCTTACATTTAACGTCGTTGCATGTTCATCCTCTGGAGATTAATCCTCTCCATATTCACATCTGCGCGTTGATCCGCGATTTCTTCTTGAGACTCAATTCTAGCAGCATCAGTTGCAGCTCGCTGCATCAATTTGTCTCTTTCAAGCTTCAGCTCTTCTTCATCAAGCTTCGCCTTGCGTTGCGTGTCGGCAGCCTTGATCGCCAACTCCTGCTGACGGATCGCGACCAACGGATCGCCCTGATTATCAGGCTGTAGCTGCTGCATCAGTTCTGCTGTGAACTGTGCTTCCAACTGAGCAATACGCGCTTCGGTAGCCATTGGATCCATCGCAGCGGCTTGTTGCTGAACTTGTTGCGCTGCAACGTTCGGATCAATGCGGCCCTGCTGTACAGCAACCTGAATTTCCATGTTCTGTTGCTGGACTTGTTCCATTTCTTGTACAACTATCGCACGCGCCTTCATCGAGATGTGTCGGAACATATGCTCGAGAAGATTCGCCTGGACTTGAGGCGCTGCCTGAACGATAGGTAACGCAAAGAAAGCGACGTGCGTCGCGATGTGTGCATCATGATCTTGTTCAGGAAACGGTTGGAGTGGGAGCCCTTTGGCTGCTTTTCCATTCTCGAACGCTGGATCTTCCGGCTGAGGCTGCGGGGGCGGTGGCGGCGGAGGTAGAATCTGCTCAATGTTTTGAACTTCCAAAGCCTCATACATCCTCCGATACGCTTCGTATAGGTTGTGCATCTGCGGGTTGGATTGTGCCAATTGCAGCTGTGTTTGTGCCAGTGTGACGCGCTGCGCCATTGAGAAGATATTTGGATCAGAAACCGGAAGGATGTCGATCCGATTGTCAAAATCAGACGCTAAGATTTCCTGCTGTGCTCCGGGTACCTCATAGGGGTACGCCGCTGGCATATGGTCACGGATAACCCGCGACAATAAACGGAACTCAATCTTCTGCGCGTAGTGCAACCGTTTATGGATTGCACTCATCACCTTCATGCCGCGCTCAAGGAGCGCGACCGTTGTACCTACTGGCTGTTGCTGAGAACCCGGTGAAGCGATCTGATTGTCGGCAATGGAGACGAAACGCCGCCCAGATTCAATAAGAACTCCCAGAAGCTGCGCCAACGTGCCCGACGGTTCTTTGAACGGGAGCGGGATAATACTATTCCGTATGTCTCCGCCAGGAGCGTCAATGTCCCGGAACTCGCCAGGATTAAGCGGTTCGTCATCATTGCGGATGCGAATGCCGCGAGCTTTGAATCCGGCTGGTAAGTTGGATAATGTGCCTGCATCAATCAACTGCCTCAAGATAGAGGTCGCGGCCTTACCCAATCCTCCGATCATGTGGATCAAGCCGAAACCATAGAATCCTAACCCAGGAAGGAATTTGTAATGGACGAAGTACTGTTCTTTGCGCTTCGCCGGATCCCCTTCCGCATAGTTCCTACGGACTGACAAAATCTGTCCACTACCCTGATCGACTGTGACGATATACGGTAGCTTAATGCCCGTTGGTTCGCCATTTTGATTCAAGTCTTCAAAGCCTTCAAGATCTAAATCAGTGTGAATCTCAAGAATCGTATGAAGCTCTTCTGAGATGTTGTTTTCAACACCTTCTAATTCCCGAACTTTTTGTTTAACCGTGTCCGAATCTTCTTCATAGTCGTCAGAAAGCTCAACATCTCGGTATACGCCAGCAACTTGTAGCTTGCGTACTTGATTTGGATCCATGCGGAGAACGTGTGTAATGCGCGATGCAGTTGCAAGGTCAGTCGCCGTGTACGGGACAACCAAATCTTCGGCAGGTATAAATCGAGATACCGGTCTTTGTTTTGTTTCATCAAAGTAAACCTTCTTAAATGTTGAGCCACTGAGCGGCAAATAGAACAGCATCTGATCCGTGTCAGGATCAAACTCTTCCATGACCTCAGTGACCATGTAGTTCATGAAATCTTTTACACGCTGTGCTTGAGCATCCTTTTCAGGAGTCTCTGCGCCAATGATCTGAGTCTTGACTGGACCGCCAGATGGCAACAATTCTTTATACGACTGTGCTTGGAACTGAGTGACTGACTCAGCAATCAGCGGATGTGTGACGCCTGACGCGCCTTGGAACGGCTGCGTGCGCTCTTCGTATTTGATACCCAACAGATCAAGGCCCTTGGTGTAGCCTTCTTCCCACTCGGACCGCGAATCTTTGTCTTCTTCAAAGCTTTCAACAAGCTCTGATGACAACGAACCAAGCGTCGCTTCGTCTAATACTTCCGCCAAGTTTGCGTTGTGGTCATACATTTCTGTCATGACCTCCGCACCTTGCATCTCGGCCAGTGCTTGGATGATCGCGCCGCCTTGGCCGTCGTCCATAATCTCTGCACCACCGGCAAAGTCTTCAACTTGTGGGACCATAACTTCTTGGCCGGGGACGGCTTCAAGCGCCGGATCCACCATACCCATCATTCGATCAGGAGGGATAGACATCAGTAATACTCTCTAAATCTTGGAACACTGTCCATTTCGTCATCTTCTTCTCCCTCAAGCGAGATAAACCCACCTTGACGGAACCGTATAAGTGCCATTGTCATACTATCAACAAAGTCATCGTGATCCCCGTGAGGGAACGCCGCACACTCGTCAATGACCTCTTCTGCAAACCGCTTCTCAGGAGCCCAAACCATTCCAGCTTCAAACAACGGTGCGACAGTATGCATGCGCGTTACTTTATCACGACCCTTGCCCGGAGTGTAATTCATCACAGGAATACCTGTCCGACGAAGCTCGTCCGTCAGCGGTGTACCGGTTGCTTTGGCCTCGATAATGACCATATCCGGCTCCCAGTAATCATGTTCTTCTAAGGCGACCTGTTTTAATTCCGGAAAGTTATAACGACCACGCTTGGCGTCGAGGAGGATAAGATGATCGGGACCGCCTTCCTCGGGGTTGAACACTCCCCACGTTGTAATTGCGGAGTAGTCGGCACTTTCTTTTTTGGAGAATGCGGTGTCGTAGGACTGCATAATATACTTAACCGGAGGTACTTCATCGTCTTCCCAGACATTCCACCATTCCTTCTTAACAATCGCGCCTTCCGAGGCTGTTGGCTGCTGCTGCCACTGCGCGTTCCATTTCGCAAGCGGTAGAGCGGCTTTGACCTTTAATAAGTCGTCCTTGTCCCAAAATTCAGGCCATAACGGCTTATCAGACGGCATAATTGCAGGAAATTCAACCACTTCCCACTGATCCGACATCACATCATCGCCCATTGCTTTGAGCAAACGACCCGTCAGGTCCTTTGTACCCCAGCGGGTCATGACCACAATGATCGCTCCGCCCGGTTGGAGACGCTGACGAGGACCAGATGTGTACCATTCGTATGCGTGATCG